CGGTATTGCGCCCATTATGCCTTTGCTGGAAATGATAGGGGCTGGCTGGAAAGGTTTATTTGATTTGGCTGTGGCATTTGTGCAGCCGATTATCGCGTGGTTTCGTGAGCTGGGTTTGGTTAGCGATGAAACGGCGCAAAAATCGCAAAGCATTGGCTATTTTTTTGGCGCGATGTTGGGAACACTACTGGGGAATGTTCAAGCGATTGGCGGTGCGATTATCAACGGTTGGCGCATGATTTTTGATAGCCTGTTTAATGTGGTCTTTATGGTTATTGAACAGGTTAAATCCGTATGGCAAGGCGGATTAAGCAACATGGTTGCGCTGGTAATGAACTGGTCTATTTTGGGCGCAATCCGTGCCATTTTGAATGCGATTGCGGCATTGTTTGGCGGCGAAGTAGGCAGATGGGCAAGCTACGGCGCAAACATGATTGACGGCTTGATTAACGGCATTTCGGCTGGCATTGGACGCGTGGTTGCAATGGCGCAAAATTTGGCAGCGCGTGTGAAAGGTGCATTTACAGGCGCAATGCAAATTCATTCTCCCAGCCGTGTTTTCCGCTCGTATGGCGGATTTATGACCGAAGGCTTGGCGATTGGCGTAAACAAAAGCGCGGATAAGCCCATTGGCAAAATCCGCCAACTGGCAAGTAACCTAAAAAACCGTTTTGCCGAACGAATGAGCGGTTTTCGCAGCGATTTGTCGGCGCGGCTATCTGCCAATGCGGATAATTTAAGCCAAGCGCGAGCCGAATACAGCCAAGCACAATTCAACAATGGCGGTGCAATGACCATTCATTTCAACCCCACGATTAACATCAATGGTGGCGGTAATATGTCCGCACAAATGCAGCAAGGTTTACAAATGTCATTGTACGAATTTGAAAAAACGCTTGAACGTATGATGGCAGAAAAAATACGGAGGGCTTATTGATGTTTGCACAACTGGGCGATGTGAAATTTGAATTATTGAACAGTTTCACGACTCTTGAAGAAACCCACGCCGCCACTTTCGCCAAACACGATGTGTTGAAAGGCAGACCGCGTTTGCAAGCGATGGGTAATGATTTGACCGAGTTACGGTTCGGCATCAAATTGCATTGGAAACTGGGCGATGTGGACACGGCATACAAGGGCTTGATTGCCGCCAAAGAAGTCCAGCAAGCGGTAAGTTTGGTGTACGGTTCTGGGCGATTTGTCGGCTGGTTTGTGATTGAACGGCTGACCAGTCGCACCACGCAAATGGACGGCAATGGTCGCACGGCAGCGCGTGAATTGGACATTGAACTGACCGAATTTGTGGGCGACCCAAATAACCCACTTCCCACACCCGCAATTATTTCAGGCAGCCAAAATCCATTATTGGCAATGCTGCCTGAAAGCGCGAAAAGCCAAGTTTCGCCAATCGTAGAGAATGTGCAAAAAGCCGTGAAAGTCTATCGCACGGTGGAAAAAGAGATTGACGAAGCACAACGCTTGTTTCAGGCTGCCAAAGAGTTGCGCCATGACCCAGCAGGCGCATTGCATATTGTGGGTGATGTATTGGGTGTGGCAAGTGGTGCGTTGGGCAAATTAAACACACTGCCTGAAATCACCGCAAAATTGGGCGATTTAAAAGGCGTAGCCGAATTCGCACTACAAAGTAGCCAAGCGGCTTCGCAGCTGGGTAACGCGGTCGGTGAACTTCGTGCAGGATTTGACAGTGGCAATGTAGGAGATTGGCTAAATAACGGTGCAAACGCGATAGATGCTGCCGCTGAAAGTCTGCAAAACGGCACAGCAGCCGTGCAAGGTTTAATCGCATGGATTGCGACACGAAAGGATGCAACATGAACGGCGTTTTAATTTACACCACGCTCGATGGCGACCGTTGGGACACGATTGCGCATAAGCATTATGGCACCGCTTTTGAGATTGACCGCTTGATTGCAGCTAATCCGCATTTGCCGTTTGCGGAACAGTTTGAAAGCGGCTTGACCGTGTTTATCCCCGTCATACAGCAAAAAATACAACGTAATCAGGAGAAAATGCCGCCATGGTTGAGATAATGAATTTACTTTCAGGCAGCCTGAAAAGCGAAAACCAGCACCCCGTTACACGCCCTGATTTTGTTTTGCAATACGAACAAAAAGACATCACAGCCGACATCGCGCCCTATCTGTTATCGTTTACTTACACGGATTATTTGGGTGAACAGTCAGATGAATTGCAGGTTGAATTTGAAGATACGGACAGGCGTTGGTTGCATTCATGGTTTCCCGAACAAGGGGATAAATTGAGTTTGTCGGCTGGCGACCAGTTCACAGGCTTGATTAACTGGGGTAACTTTGAAATTGCGGAGATTGAATGGGAGCGCAGTCAAAACGGCGGCGACAGAGTAACACTCAAAGCATTAAGCACAGGCATTACCAAAGCCAATCGTACCCTAAAAGCCAAAGCCTATGAAAATACCACGTTGGCGGCGATTGTCCGAATGGTAGCCAAACGACTGAAATTAAACGTTTCAGGCAGCGTGGCGGACATCAAAATCCAACGCGTTACCCAATATCAAGAACGCGATATTGAATTTCTTACCCGATTGGCACATGAATATGGGCATACATTCAAAATTGTCGGCAACAAAACGCTTGTATTTGAAAGTCGTAAACAATTGGTAGAACGCAAAGCGGTGGCTATCTTGCAGCCTGAAAACTTAATCCGTATCCGATTGCGAGATGCGATTAAAAACGTTCCAACTGCTGTGGAAGTATCTAGTTTTAACCACAAAACCAAAAAAACCGTTCAGTCCACGAAAAAGACAAAATCGCGGCGTCAATCGCGAAAGAAACCAGCTAAACGCCCGACCACAAGCGATATGCTTAAAATTGTGGCACGTAGTGGCGAAAGTCAAGCGCAATTAAACCGCCGCGCCCAAGCTGCACTAGACAACGCGCAGGATGAACAATGCGCAGGCAGCGTGTCGTTGTTTGGTCATGCTTTATTGGTGGCGGGGCAGACGGTGCAATTAGTCAAAATAGGACATTTTTCAGGGAAATATTTGGTCAAACAAGCGCGACATGATTACAGCCATTCACGTGGTTATACGACTGAATTGGAAGTCAAAATGATTGAATACATAGATGAAGATACGGAGCAGCAAAATGTTCAGGCAGCCTGAAAATCATGATTTTACCGCCACATTGCAATTTGGTACGGTTGCGGAAATTGACGATAAAAAACACGCTGTACGCGTGGTGCTGCCAGCATTGGAAAATCTGCAAACTGATTGGCTGCCCATGATTACGCTGGCGGCAGGTGGCAATCAGTTTTACTGTTTGCCTGACATGGGCGCGTTGGTGGTTTGCCTGTTGGACGCGCGTGGCGAAAGTGGCGTGTGTTTAGGCGCGATTTACAATGAGGCTGACCCTGTGCCAGCGACTAGCCGTGATTTGCACGTTTTGCAATATGCCAACGGCACGCGCATTCAGCACAATCGCAAGACTGGCGATGTACTCATCAAAACGAATGGAATGGTAACGATTGACGCGGATACCGTTGTTCAAAAAACACTCACGGTAAACGGCTTACTCACTTACACCGCAGGCATGGCAGGTTCGGGCGGTAGTGGTGCAGCTGCCACGATTTCAGGCAGCCTGAAAGCCACAGGCGATATTTCAGCAGGTGCCATTTCGTTACAAAATCACGTTCACACCGAACAAGGCGATGGGGCAAAAACCAGTTCAGCCGAATAAATCAAAACCGTCAAAATTCCTGACATCAGGAAATTTTGGCGGTTTTTGTTTTGTCTTTTTTAATCCGCATTAAAAGCCATTCAGGCAGCCCGAAAGCATAATTGACGCATGAACTACGAACACCCCATTTCCCAACATTGGCAGCTCGCACAAGGCGGTAACGGCATCACGCAAGGTGCGGACGACATTGATTTATGTATCCACAATATTTTGTCCACGCGCAAAGGCGCAGACGTATTACGCCCCAATTTCGGCTCAAACCATTTTGATTATTTGGACACGCCCGAAGACATCTTCGTGCCAAACGTGGTGCGTGAAATCACGCTGGCGATTCAAACATGGGAAAAACGAGCCGTAGCAGAACGCGTACGATTTAGCGGCAACGCCCCACACATCACGATGATTGTGGAATGGCGAATCGCGAACGACATCGCCAGCGAACTCTATCAAACCCAAATTTACGCAACAGGAACAGCAACATGAATGTGAGCGATTTAAAACGCGAAGAAGTCAAAATCGTGGACGACAACCCTGAAACGGTGTTGGCGGAAATGATTGCGGATTACGAATCACGCACAGGCAAAACGCTGCAACCTGCCCACATTGAACGCTTGCTGATTAACACATTCGCCTACCGCGAAACGCTCAACCGCCAGCAAATCAACGAAGCCTATCGGCAACAACATGTCCGTTTTGCCACAGGTTTGATGTTGGATTTATGCGGTGATGACGTGAATACGCCACGATTGGAAGCGTCTGCCGCTCGTTGCACGATACGGTTTCAGGCTGCCAATTTTAGCGGCGAAGTGAATATCCTAATCGGGACATTGGTATCCGTGGGCGATGTCGTTTTTAGCACGATTGAACAAGGTCAATTAAACACCAATCGCACCCAGCAAGATTTACAAGCAGCCTGCACTCAAACAGGCGAACGCGGCAATCCGTGAAATCGTGCGGCGTTTGGGTTTGGGTGAAATCAATCTTGTGGAAGGCTTAAATAGCAAACAGCACAACGCCAAAATCAGCCGAGACGGCAAATACGTTTACGGACACGCCGACCGCTGGGCGCATTACCGCATTGAATTAAACCAAACCATTACCAACGACCAAGCCGCTTTATTACGCAAAACACTACACGCTTTTGCACCAGCACGTTGCGTGTTGGCAGCATTGGATTTTCGTGCTGCTGCCCTGCGCCACAACGGCACAGCCCAGCGCGACGGCACATTCAACAAAGGAACTGCATAAATGGCAAATTTAAAAGAAACCCCAGTCTGGGAAGCAGGCGTTTACCAATGGGAAACATCCGACCCTGTGATGGGTGGTGAAAATGGCATTGACAATAAGCCCACACGCCAGCTCGCCAATCGCACATCATGGCTCAAAGCAGAAATGGCTCGCATTAACGATTTAATCCATGCAAACCAGCAAACAGCTACACAACAATTCGCACTCAAAACCACCACTATCACAGCAGGAGCAGGTTTAACTGGCGGTGGCGTGTTACGCGACAATCAAACTTTGTCATTGGGTAAACCGTCCAAAATCACAGCAACCACAACCAATTTAGCCGTTAGCAATACGCA